GCTCACAAAATCGTTGAAGTATTTGAAATAGCTGGAACCGCTGAAAGGCTTATGCCTACTATAACTAAACCTGGACAACCCAAAATGTTTGATCTTTTACAAATGAGCTACGATAAAAAGGATTTAGGTTATTATGATAAAAAAGGCTTAAAATTACGAGCAAATAGCAAGCAAATCACATGCTGGGAATTAGCTATAGATCTATTGTTAAAACTTGAAAAATTAGAAGATAAGCGGTTAGTCTGGGCAAGAGCTTGCAGATACAACTGGTCTCAACTTGCCAGGCAATTTGGCTGCCATAGAGTGACTATTAAAAGGAGATACAAAGGCATCATTTTAGATCTTGAATTTAAACTCGATAAAATAACAATAGACAGAATAGACAATTTAATTTAAACGGATAAATAGGGTCAAAGTAGTGTTTTTTTATGGTTGGAAGACCCCTCAATAAAATACAATGCGAGAGCTACACACGCAGCTCTAATTTTACCAGGCAATGTAAATGCAAAGGTTATCTCCAGAAAACTTCTGGAAAGTATCGCTGCAAGTTTCATGGTGGAGCATCAACTGGACCCAGATCAATTGAGGGTAGATTAAAAGCAATAAAAAATTTAAAAAATTTTAGAAATAAATCAGAGACAGAAATAATAGAATGGATCAAATCGAAACAATATGCAAAAGATTAGAGTTAGGAGAACCTCTATCAACTATTTGTAAAGATAAGAAGATGCCAGATGTATCGACAGTTTATAAACATTGTCGAAATGATGACAAGCTCAGAGAAAAAATTATGGCAGCTCGTCAAATGGGTGTCTGGACTTTGTTGGATAAGATTGCAGAAGATATGCAAATCCCAAAGACACCACAAGAAACACATTTTTTAAGAGAGAAGTGGAGCCATATCAGATGGCTTGCAACAAAATTAGCAAGTACAACATTTGGAGATAAATCTCAAATACAACAAAAGATTGATAACCGAATGATTATAACCTGGGGAGAGCCAGCGGATGATAAAGAAATTAAAACAGTTATGGATCAAGTATCAAGTGTGGATGTTCAAAAATTACCTGGAGATGTCGGGGATAATAAAATCGGCTGACGAAAGAAAGCAAAAGCCAAAAAGAAAGAAAGTATAAAAGAAAGAAAAAGGGGTCGCTTTCTGGATCTTTAAAAATAATTGCATAAGCTGCAATATTATCTTGACAATGCGTCAATGCTCAATTATTGATATTTATATGGTTAAAAAATATAAAAAAACAATAAAGGAGCAGAATGGGAAATAGAGCTGTAATTGCTTTTGTAGATGACAAAGGCAAACAAGATAAGAACAGCGTTGGTATCTATCTTCATTGGAATGGAGGCAGAGACAGCGTTGAGGGTTTCTTACAAGCTGCCAAAGATTACGGAATTAGATCTGGATCTTATGGCGTTGCAAGATTAACTCAAATAATCTGCAATAGCTTTCCTGGCACATTAAGTGTTGGAGTTGGCGTTGTTAAAAAACTTGATTGCGATAACTGGGACAACGGAGTTTATTGGGTTGATAAAGAGTTCAACATTGTTGCCAGAGAGTATATTGAGAAGTATGGATTAGTTGCTGGTACTTTTAAAGAGCAGCAAGAATATAAGTTGTCTGAGTTTGTTAAGGAAGTTAAGGAGACTAATAGTTTTGTCTTTGATAAAGATCCTTACAAAAAGTTAGCCAGTTAAAAATTTCTGGTTGTCGCTGCTAAGTTGGTTCTTGGTTGCGGCAGCCATGTTCCTCACGCACGCATTATGGAGTTCGGATCTGTCTCGATAGGTATAATACCTACCGACAATCGTTGTAAATAAAAGAGAATAGCCACGCCTGGAGGATTATGGGAGGGTTAATGCTATATCTGCATATAAAAAAAGTAAAATCATGCGGAACAAAGGGGGTACACCCGCATTCTGCGCCGCATTTTTTAAATATATATAACTTGGGAATTTCACACACATACACACACACGCATGAGAAAAGAACATAAAAGTAAAACTGGAGGATTAACAGCCAGGGGGAGACAATTTTTTAAGAACAGAGATGGTTCTAATTTAAAACCACCAGTAAGCTCTGGCAAGAACCCACGAAGAGTTAGCTTTGCTGCCAGGTTTGCGGGGATGAAAGGTACAATGAAAGATGACAAAGGTAAGCCGACTAGAAAAGCTCTAGCATTAAAGAAGTGGGGATTTAGCTCGGTAGCCGCAGCAAGAAATTTTGTAAAAAATAACAAGAAAGCATAATGGATAAATATACTGATAGATTAATAACAGCTATGGTTTTTGTTGCAGAAGAAAGCAACGGCTTAGTTATTCATCTTAATGGTTTTGAAGATCTGGAACATGCTAATAAATTTGTAAATAAACTAATGAAGAACAGCGGTATTGATTATACATCAGTTAAAGATCTATTTGATTTACCAACAATACACTAGGAGGGTTAATGAAACTAAAAGATCACATTCCACATATTGTAAAGGAACATAAAACAATCTGTGCAGTTGTAGCAGTAGTCATTATTGTTTTAGCTATTTTATAATGAAAGTTGAAATACCTTACACGCCACGACCCCTACAAGCGGAGCTGCACAATCAGCTTTCCGAATATAGATTTGCGGTGTTAAGTTGCCATAGAAGATTTGGCAAAACTGTCTGTATGCTCAACCACCTAATAAGAGCTGCTTTACAGAATAATTTGAAAAATCCTAGGTACGCTTATATAGCTCCGACTTATAAGCAAGCCAAAGCAATAGCATTCGATTATTTAAAAATGTTTGCTGGAGCTATACCTGGTACAACATTTAATGAGACAGAGCTTAGATGTGATTTACCAAATGGATCTAGGATAACTTTATTATCTAGTGAGGCGGGGGATAGTTTAAGAGGTTTGTTTCTTGATGGAGTTTGCATAGATGAGACTGCACAAATAGAACCGAAACTTTGGAATGAAATAATTAGACCAGCTCTTTCTGACAGAAAAGGCTTTTGTTATTTTATAGGAACGCCAGCTGGGATGGGTAATTTATTTTATGAATTATACCAATACGCTTTAAGTGATCCAAAGTGGATGACTTATACAGCTAAGGCAAGCGAAACCAATATTATTGACCAGGAAGAGTTAGATGCAGCCAAAGCTCAAATGGGAGATACAAAGTATAGACAAGAATTTGAATGCGATTGGATTGCAAATATCGAGGGATCTATATTCGGAGATATAATTAAAAATTTAGAAGAGAGAAAACAATTAACTAGAATAGCTTATGATCCAAGTATGGAAGTACATACAGCATGGGATCTAGGAGTTGATGATAGTACAGCAATTGTTTTTTTTCAAAAACTAGGAAACTCTATTTTAATAATTGATTATTATGAGAATAGAAGAGAGGGATTACCTCACTATGTCCAGGTTATAAAAGATAAAGATTATGTTTATGGAGAGCATTATGCTCCACATGATATAGAAGTCACAGAATTTTCAACGGGTAAGACTAGATTAGATGTAGCTTATCAATTGGGAGTTAGGTTTAGAATTTTACCTAAATTACCTTTAGAGGATGGTATCCATAGTACCAAGATGGTTTTACCTAGATGTTGGTTTGACATCGAGAATACGAAACCATTGATAGATGCGCTGAGACAATACCATCGAAAGTATAATGAAAAAATCAAAATGTTTTCTAATAAACCAGTTAAGGATTGGTCCAGCCACGCATGCGATGCGGTTAGGTATATGGCAATATCCATAAATGATTTAGCAGAAAAATCTAAACCGAACCAAACTATAACACTAAACGAATATTCAATACACGGAGACTAATATGGGATTTATGAAACCAAAGATACCAGCAATGCCACCTATTCCAGAAGTGAAACCTTTGCCAGAACCACCTAAGTATGATGACGCTGACAGAGCTGCAGAGGCTGCAAAAAAAAGAGCAAAGATTAGAGCTGGAAGAACTGGGAGATCATCAACAATACTTACTGGAGCTGATGGTTTAGAAGATGATGCAAGTAAGATAACAAAGAAAACTTTATTAGGAGGATAGTATGGGAGGAGTAGCAAGAGTAATTTCGCCACCAAAACCGCCAGCACCACCCGCAGTTAGTGTAGCACCAACGCCAACGAAACCAGAAGTTTCACAAGCATACGCTACAACTAAAACTGATATGGGTAGAGGTAAAGGTAGATCTAGTACAATATTAACTGGAGCTAAAGGTTTAGGAGATAACAAATTAACAACATCCAAAAGAACTTTATTAGGAGGATAAATGGCAATAGATAAAAAAGCCAAGGATATTATAGATAAGTATCAGACGCTCAAAGCGCAAAGATCAACATGGGAAAGTCATTGGCAAGATATTGCAAATTTTTTCTTACCTAGAAAATCTAACATTACATTAAAAAGAACCAGGGGAGATAAAAGGCATGACCAGATTTATGATGGTACTGCTACGCATTCTTTAGAATTATTATCAGCATCTCTTAATGGTATGTTGACTAATACAATATCTCCATGGTTTGTTTTAAAATATAGATCAGCTGACATGAACCAGGATGATGAGGCACAAGAATGGTTAGAGAGCTGCGCAAGAGTTATGCAGCAAGTGTTTCAAAGATCTAATTTTCAACAAGAAATTTTTGAATTATACCATGAGCTGCTAGCATTCGGTACATCTGCAATGTTTATAACTGATGATGTTAAAGATGATCTAAGATTTAAAACAATTCATATATCAGAAATTTATATAACAGAAGATGAAAAAGGCATGGTCGATTGCCTGGTTAGAAGATTTCAAATTAAAAATAAAAATATACCAGCTATGTATCCAGATGCACAGCTACCACAAAATTTAATTAGAAAAATTCAAGACGCTCCACATGAAGAAACAAATATAATTCATTCAGTACACGCATCAGATATGCCTATGGGTTATGAGAATAATTCTAATATGGATTTTGTATCTTGTCATGTTCACGAAGATACTGGAATTATTTTAAGAGAAAGTGGATTTAGAGAGTTTCCTTATGTTGTACCTAGATATTTAAAATCTAGTAGTAATGAAATTTATGGAAGATCTCCAGCAATGAATGCGCTGCCAGATGTTAAGATGTTAAATACAATGTGTAAGACTACAATCAAAGCTGCACAAAAACAAATAGATCCACCTTTAATGGTTCCAGATGATGGTTTTGTTTTACCAGTAAGAACTGTTCCTGGAGGATTAAACTTCTATAGATCTGGTACTAGAGAAAGAATAGAGCCATTAAACATTGGAGCTAACAATCCAATAGGATTACAAATGGAAGAGCAAAGAAGAAAAGCAATTAGAGAAAACTTTTTTGTAGATCAACTGATGATGATCCAGGGTGTTAATATGACAGCTACAGAAGTTATGCAGCGTACTGAGGAAAAAATGAGATTACTTGGTCCAGTATTAGGCAGATTACAATCTGAATTATTACAACCATTAATTACTAGATCTTTTAATTTGTTATTTAAAAATAATAAATTTGCTAAGCCACCAGAAATAGTTGCAGATCAAGATATAGAAATTGAATATGTATCTCCTTTAGCTAAAGCTCAAAAGACACAAGAGCTATCATCTGTTATGAGAGGTATAGAAATATTTGGATCTTTACAAAATGTAGCTCCAGTATTTGATTACTTAGATGTTGATGGTTTAGTAGATCATATTAAAGATGTATTAGGCTTACCAGCTAAGGTAATGAGATCTAAGGCAGAAGTACAAAAAATCCAGCAAGATAAACAGCAACAACAAATCGAGCAAACTGAATTACAGCAAGCTCAACAAGTAGCTGAGAGTGCTGGTAAAATAGCACCAGCTTTGAAAGCGGGGTTATTAAGTGAATGAGAAAGATATAAAACAATTATCTATAAACTACAAAACGACTTTTGGATCAGAGAGCGGAGAGTTAGTGCTTAAAGATCTTAAAAAGAGATGCAGTTTTGAAACTACAACCTTTGTACAAGGAGATAGTCACGATACTGCATTTAGAGAGGGACAAAGAGCAGTTGTCTTATTTATAAATAACATGCTCAACAAAAAGGAGAAATAACAATGTCGAGTGAAAATCAAGAGGTAGCAGCAACGGAGCAAGCTCCTACGCTGTCTGGAGATACGAATACTCCAACACAAAATACTGATTGGAAAGCTAGTCTTTCTGATGAGATAAGAAACGAAAAATCTTTAGAGAACATTTCTGATATAGAAAGTTTAGCTAAAAGTTTTGTTCATGCGCAAAAATTAGTAGGTGCAGATAAAATTCCAGTACCTAATAAATTTGCAACAGATGAAGATTGGAATAAAGTTTATGAAAAACTTGGAAGACCAAAGTCTGCTGATGAATATAAATTTAATTTACCAGAAGATAAAACTGTCGATGAGGCAGCATTAAAAGGTTTTGCAGATCAAGCTCATAAGTTAGGTTTATTACCTGGACAAGCTGACGGAGTTGTAAAATTTTATAATGATATGATCGGAGCTGAGCTGTCTAATGCAAATAGTATTGCAACAGCAGCAAGAGAAAAGGCTACTACTGAATTAAAAACAGAGTGGGGTCAAGCATACGATCAAAAAATAGCAGCTGCAAACAATGTAGTTAGATCTGTTTTACCAGATGGGTTCATGAGTATGAACATGGAAGATGGAACTAAACTTGGAGATAATCCAGTTGTTATAAAAGCATTTGCAATGTTGGCTGAAAAGATGGGAGAAGATAAAATTGTTTCATCTGATGGACCAATGATGATGACACCTAAAGCGTTAGACAAAGAAATAAATAGTTTAACAGCTCCAGGTTCAGCTTATTGGGATAAAAACCATCCAGCACATAAAGACGCTGTTGCAGAAGTTTTAGCTTTACGGGAACAAAAATCATCTGTATAGCTGAAATATCGGGATAATCATTTAGACCCCGATTGACACCAGGAATAGCCTGGGATCCATGAGATCTAAAACCCAGGAGCGACCCGCAAGGATAATCATCCGTTTTAACATAAACAACAACACTAACAATAGAGGGAGACAAATATGTCAACTCAAATAACAACAGCATTCGTTGAACAATACTCATCGAATGTAAGCATGCTTTCTCAACAAATGGGAAGTAAGCTAAGAGGTGCTGTGGATGTTGAAACTGTAAGAGGAAAAAATGCGTTCTTCGATCAAATCGGAGCAACTGCAGCTGTGGCTAGAACAACTAGACACGGAGACACTCCTAGAGTTAATACTCCGCACAGTAGAAGACGGGTTAGCCTTTCAGATTTTGAATGGGCTGATTTAATAGATGATCTTGACAAGGTAAGAATGCTTGTAGATCCAACTAG